AGGCCATCACTTTAGGTTTAGGAGTTTCCTGTACCTATCCAGGGTAGTAACCCTAGATGGCATTTCTTGCTCCAAGGGCAAGTCGGTGTTACCGACAGCCCGGGGTACTCCAGCATAGCCACCTATGAAGGATTTACGTCCTGCAAAGGTACCAACCAACTCGTTTGGGAGGATTTGCTGTAGTATAGCTACGGCTTTCTCGTCGAAAGCCTCCACTTCTCTCTTGACAACGTCGTTATCAACCGACTGTTGAAGAGCGAAGGAAAGAAACTTGCGGAAGGAAGATGGTACAGAGTACCAATTCCTGTTCGCAGTTTTCTGTAGCCCGGTTAGGGACTGCTCGTCTCTATCCACTTGACGGTAGATAGTTTGAGTTATCCTGGTCATTTCTTCGAGAGTGGAACCCTCGAAAGACCAATTCAAACCGATCGGCTCAACAAGGTGTTGAACCCGCTCGACTACTTCCTTTTGGATAGGAGAAAGAAGAGCAACAGCTTTTCGACCGTAATTCCTGACAAGGTCGAGGAAATTATCATTTGATACTTCCCTCCACTTATAAGAAGAAATTACTTTCTTACTTGTAATCACTTTCCCTGCGAACTCACAAAGTTCTGAAGAAGAAAGCGATTTGTCAGGAGAGTATGGACACCCAAGGAGATCTAGAGTCAGCATGTACTTTTGGTACAAAGCATCATCTAGTATCACCACGTCATCACCGAGCACAAAGAACTCATTATCGTATCTCTTTCCAAGGAGGTACGCTAATAAGTAACCATGTGTCATTCCAAAGCTAGCAAAACTTGGATACAATCCAAGAGGCTGGCCTTGCTTCCAGTTGATCGGACCAATGGTTGATTTCCATGTCGATCGACTAACCTCCTTGAAGAGGTCAATGGAAGGATGATTGCCACAGAGAGCTGTCAAGGCTCTAAGCTGTATTTCCAAAGGGAAATAATCAGTTGCGTTAGACAAATCCACAGAGTGGACTTGCTGCCCGCTGGCAAGGTGTGTTTGGAGTAAAGAAATAGGTTTGCTGTGGTCATGTGTACAATCCCAAGGGAGTGTACGCAAGTGAGAGAAAAGGGTTCTACCCAACGGGCCTAAGGCCAATTGGTGAACAAGGAATGGAGAAGCGATTGCTCGCAACTTTAGTCCAGGTTCTTGCAGGAAGTGTACTTCACCTCCTAAAATTTCGTTCTCAACGAAATTCAACCCTTGGAGCCTGCGTCGATCGATCTGGAGATCCAGACCTTTCAAAACAGGTCCATATAGGGACTCATACTTAAGGTATAGTGCTCTATGAGCAAGTTTACCTACAAAGTAACTGGCACTTGAAAGTCCAGAATTACTTTGAATCACACTTCTGTGATTTAAGATAGGGGTCTTTTTACTCTCTGAACCACGGAAGAAGATAAGAGGGGTGTGATCCCCACTAATCTTCAACCTTATGTTCTGGTTCTTCATGAAGGTTGCAAAGCCTTCAAGAAGAGTGTTATCGTACTTGCTTGTGTTGGCATTAACTGCCGCAACAAACTTCTCTTTCTGGGAATCACTAAGTTGGTGATTCTGGAAGAGGGTGTAGCACATAAGAGTGTGAACAACGGATTGAAATGTCCGTTCACTCTTAAGAGCGTACGAAAACAGTGAACCAATCACCCCGAAAGGAAAACCCTTTCGGTTCTTCTTACACTTTGTAATCAGTGGAAGATGTGATCGGACACGATACAGGTCGACCTTAAGAGATTTCAACCTCTTAACGGTCCACTCCGTTCCAGAACAATGCACCCAACGGTCAACCAATTCAGCAAAAGCTTTATGGTGGACTGCTGGTACTCCGAAAACGAAAAGACGATGGCGAATTGCTCCCTGTAACTTTTGGTCGAAGACCATCACAGCTTCCCTTAAAAGGAGTTCGTGCATTACAAGGTGGCGACGAGCCAACCTCTTAAGTTAGTGCAGTCCCGGTTAGTAGTTCCTTTACCATTTAAACTCTGTAGTTGTCACGTTCTTTGAGTTGTAGTGTTTGAGTGCTCGGGTTACAGCGGAGCGCAATCGTTTTAGATTGACTCGCTCTTGCTTGTAACAGGCAGCCAGCTGAGCTTCAAGATCAAGAAGCAATGCGTTGCCGTAAACGGGCGCAATGTTAGGATCTTCGAAAGCCCAGTAGGACTGTTCCTCCTGGTACTGCTTGAGGAGTTTCTCTTTACGTTGTGCTTCGGCAATAATGCCCTTGCAAACATTCAGTACTGACTCTCTGTTCATGACGCCTCCTTTGTCAAATGGTTTTGGACCTCCT